CAGTGGATGCCAAGTTCCGCCAGGCGCAGGACGCGGCCGGCACCGGCGTCAAGGACGTCACCGGCAAGGCGATCGCGCAAATCGTGAAAGCTTCGGGCGACAACAAGCAAGCCATCCTGGAAGTGCGCGCCGAAGACCTCGACGTGAACAACGGCTATGGCTTCGTCGCCCTGTCCGTGACCGTAGGCGCCGCAGCCTCGCAGTTGTCGGCGGCCGTGATCGGCGCAAGCACTCGCTACTTGCCGGCCTCGCAGTTCAATCAGGCAGCCGTCGCACAGATCGTCTAAGTCTGACCGCGCCCGCGTTCGAAAAGCGCGCGGGTGCATTTCCCCCGGATACCCATGCCCCTTCAGCTAATCACGACGCCAAATGGCGAGCCGCTGCATGTCGAGGAAGCCCGCAATGACCGGCGCATCGACGACCACTTCGACGATGCCAAGCTGCGTGCTCTGATCGTGGCCGCTCGCCAGGCTGTCGAGGCCAAGACTCGCCGCCAGCTGCTGCATGCACGATGGCAGTACATCATCGACGCGTTCCCGTCGCCTGGATGTGCCTCGTTCGTCCCGATTGGCGCAAGCGTGAGTATCCCGCCGTACGCAATCTGTCTACCTCATGCGCCGGTCGTGATGGTCGAGAAGATCGAGTACCTGGACATGTCTGGCACGTGGCAGACGATGCCTCCTGCCGATTACGCCGTGAATTACGGAATGTCCCCAACGATCATCACGCCTTGCTTTGGCAAGATCTGGCCGATTCCGCTACCGCAGATCGGCTCGGTGAAAGTGACTTACACCGCCGGCTACGCGTCTCCGATCACAACCGGCGGCCAACTGGCAAGCAACCAGTTCCGCGTGAGCGGTCCAGTGTCGTGGTCGGTCGGCGACGTCGTGAAGTTCTCTAATTCCGGAGGCTCGTTACCAGCGCCTCTGTGGGAGGACGCAAGCTACACCATTGCGACGGCGGACGGCAGTATCTACACGCTGAACGACGAGTTTGGACAGGCTGTCACGTTCTCGCAGCTTGGCGTAGGGCGCAACTTCATCGGCGAGGTTCCGGCGGGTATCCGCTCGTGGATGCTGCTGCGTGTCGGCTCGCTCTACGAGTTCCGCGAGGAGGTAGCGGTGATGCAAAGAGGCGGCGTCAAGGAGTTGCCCTACGTCGACGGGTTGCTTGACCCCTTCATGTCGGTGGTCTAAATGAGAGCGAGCACCCTCCGCCACCGCGTCACTATTCAGCAGCGCAGCGCGAGTACCGATGCCCTTGGCCAGCCAACGACGGAATGGACCGATGTCGCAACCGTATGGGCGGATGTAAGTCCTCTCTCTGGCCGCGAGCTCTTGGCCGCACAAGCGGCTCGGGCGCAGGTCAACGGCACCGTCACGATCCGCTACCAACGACAGTTCTCCGACCCGGTACAAATGGCGGCCCGCCGCATCCTTTACAACGCCCGCGTCCTGAACATCACTGCATCGCGAGACGTGGATGAGATGCATCAGGTGATCGAACTGACCTACGCAGAAGGGCCCAACGATGGCTAAATCACCCGGTGTCACTGGCCTGATCGATGCGCAAGCGGCGCTCGGCTCACTGCCCGGCAACATCGCCAAGACCATCCTGCGCAAAGCCGTACGGCAGGGCGCCAAGATGATCGCCGGCCGCGCACAGGAGAACTTCGCGGGTGCAGTTGAAGCCCTTGGCGGCAGCCGGTCCGACACGCTTAACCCTCATACGCTGTCCGGCGCATTGCGCGCCTCGATCCGCGTAGTCGAGCGTCGCGGTACACCGACGCGTGTCGTGTTCCAGGTAATGGCCGGTGGCATGACGAGCGCCCAGCGTAAGAAGTGGGGCATGAGCTCAGCGTATTACTCCCTTTGGGTCGAACGAGGCCACATCAACAGAAAGATGGGGCAGGCGCTCCGCGGACCAAAAGCGCTACAGCAGCACTATCGCATGCATTCGACGTCGAACACGCCGGCGCACCCGTATTTGGCGCCGGCGGTAGAAACCGAGTCGACCGCCGTAATCGACGGCATCTCGGCTGCAGTTGCGGAAGGCATTGCGGCACTATGAACGGAGCCCTTGCAATCAATGGCCTGCTGACGCAGGCGACAGGCCTGAAAGCGCTCGTGGCGGCGCGCATCTATCCGGACGTGATGCCCGACAGCCCGGTCTACCCATCGGTCACGTATCAGCGTCTGAGCGGATCGAGCGAACGCGGGTCGACCTCGGATCCACCTCTCAAATCGGCTACGTATCAGGTTTCCACCTGGGCCAAAAGTCGCGCTGATGCGAGGGCAGTGGCCGCGCAGGTGCGCGCCGCCCTGGACCGAAAGCGCAAGCTGACGGTGGCGGGTGTGCTGGTCGACGACTGCTTCTACCAAGGTGATGTCGACCTGTTCGACTTCGAGACGCGGACGTATTTCACGCACTTGACTTTCAAAATTTACTACCGCGATCCGCTATGACCACGACCGAACAGATTGCCGACGCGATCACGGCCGCATTAACCGGTGCGGGGCTTGCGGTGCGCTTATCGACTGAAAGCCTGTATTCGTACGAAGACCTGCCTGTAATCGTGCTCGTGATGGGCTCCGAGACTGCTCGCCCCACGGCAGGCGTCGGCTACGTGTACTGGGATCTGTCCGTGTCGCTTCTGATTGGCGCCGATGGCGATTCGCCAACGCTGGCCCCAGAGTCGGTCCGCGCCCAGGCGCACGCCGCCCTGTACGCGGACCGCACGCTTGGCGGCGTCGTGATCGACCTTACCGTATCGGCCGTCAATCGACATATCGACGCCGATAACCCGGCACTCGGCATTGCCGAGGCCATCTACAAAATCCAATACCGACAACTCGAAGGACAACTATGACCGACGAAAACGAGGGCCGAGGCGGCAGCTACGTCATCGACGAAACGGGCGCTCGTAAGCTGATCGAGCGCACGCTCAACCCGGGCGACGATCCGCCGATCGAACCAGCTGCACCAGACCAACCCGCTACGGCGGGTTTTTTTTCGCCGGTTGCTCCGGCTGAACAACCCACCACTACGGAGTAACTACAGATGTCCTTCCTGACACGCAAGCGCGCGATCCTGTCGAAAATCGAAACGACGTACGGCGTGGACCCGACGCCAGCAGCCGGCAGCGATGCCCTCCTGATGAGTAATCTGACGATCAGCCCGCTCGAGATGACCCTGGTTCAGCGCCAGAACATCAAGGCATACATGGGCAACAATCCCAACGTCATCGCGGCGAGCTATTCCAAGGTGTCGTTCGACATCGAGATGGCCGGCTCGGGCAGCGCTGGCACAGCGCCCGCCTTCGATGAACTGTTGCGCGGCTGCGCACTGTCCGCTACCACTCTGGCGGCGCCTGTGACCGGCACCGCGACCGCCGGCTCGACCACGTCGATTACCCTCGGCGCAAGCGCATCCGCTGTCGATGGCACCTATAACGGTTTGACCATCTACATCACAGGCGGCACCGGTTCCGGTCAAAATTTCGTCATCGCTAACTACGTCGGCGCCACCAAGGTCGCCACCCTGACCTCGACCGCGACCGCCGCGCTCGACGCGACCAGCGTCTATAACATCCCGGCCCAAGTCGTTTACAAGCCGGTATCGAGCAACCTGGAGTCGGTGACTTTCTACTGTTTCGTGGACGGCCTGCTGCACAAGATGCTCGGTGCTCGCGGCTCGGTCGCGATGAAGGCATCGGCGCAGGGCATTCCGATGTTCACGTTCACGTTCACCGGCCTGTTCGCCCAGCCATCCGATACGACCATCCCGGCAGTGTCGTTGACACTGTTCCAACAGCCGCTGGCGATCAACGCCGTCAACACTGCGGGCCTGAACGTCTCCGGCTACACCGCTGCCGCGTGCTCTGACTTCAGTTTCGACCTGGCCAACGCCATCGCCTTCCGCTCGCTGCCGGGCGCTGCCGACAACGTGGTCCTCACCGACCGCAAGCCGGTGGGCTCGATCACCATCGAGCTGACGACCGTCGCCGCGAAAGACTGGTGGTCCACGATGCGTAACGTCGTGCTGGGTCCGTTCAGTGTCACGCACGGCACAGTCGCCGGTAACAAGGTCAAGATCGACGCTCCGCAAATGCAGTTGGACACGCCCTCCGACGGCGACAAGGACGGCATCACCATGCTGACGATGAAGCAAACCTTCAACCCGCAGAACGGTAACGACGAGCTGACGCTCTGCTTCATGTAATACCCAGCACCCAGCTGACACCGAGCACCGACCGGTCGCCGTCGCCCTTCGCGTGGGCGCGGCGGTCGGCACGGGCATTTTTATTCCACGCGAAAGGAATCCCGATGTTCAAGATTGCATCCGAAGAAGACAAAGTCATCTCTTGGCCGGTTAAGGTCGAAGTCGCCATCGATGGCGGCAAGACCCAGAAATACGAGTTCACTGGCCTGTTCAAGCTGCAGACGGACGACGAGCGCGATGCGTTCGAACTCGAAGCGCAGAAAGCTGCGCAGGCGCAGGCTGATCAGGCAAATGGCGAGCAAGACGTTACCGTCCTCGCTAGCGCCTGGAAGGAGGGCATGATCGATCGAATCATGCAGGTCATGACCGGCTGGAAGGGCGTGGTCGGCGATGACGACCAGCCCCTCGACTTCACCCGCGACACTCTGCGCGCTGCGGCTCGTGGCACGCGCGGCACCAGCGTACTCCGGGCCATCAATGTCGCCGTCAGCGAAATCAACGCGGGCGCCAAAGCAAAAAACTGAAGGAAGCCGCCGCGCATTGGGCGCGCGGCGGCAAAGACGATGGCAAGGAATTGAAGGCCGACCTAGAGGGCTTTGGAATCGACGCCCAGGCGGCTGCAGCATGGCTCGGCACAGACGATGAGCCGGAATATTTTGAGGTCTTACCGGAAAACTGGCTGACCTTGCGCGTGTTTCTAGCGATGGTCACTCAGTGGATCTGGACCGGTGGGATGGAGTCGCGGCGCGCGGGCTTGAATTACCTCGCGCTCCCAATCGTGTACGACGCGCTCGGCGTGTCAACAGAGGATCGACCTGACGTGTTCGAGGGTTTGCGCGTGATGGAAATCGAGGCCCTCGATGTTCTGACAAAAGCCTGAAGTAACCGATCTACCGACCCGCCACTGGCGGTTTTCTTTTTGGAGTCCCCATGAGTGGTGGCGTCGCAACCGTAGCTCGTCTCGCTGTATCCGTAACGGGCGACGTGGATGGCCTCAAAACGTCGATGGCAGAGGCGCAAGCCGTCGTCGGCAATGCGGCGAAAGACATTGCGGTCAACGTCAGTGCCGTCAGCGACAGCACGGACCAGGTCACGGCTGCAGGTAAGCGCATGGTCGCTGCCCTGCAGGAGGAAGTCCGTACCTTTGGGATGTCGCGCGAAGAAATCCTCATCTACAAAGCCAGTTTGACCGGCGCAGGTGACGAGGTCGCGCGCCTCGTTGGCCAGCTCCAATCGCTGAAAGCAGCTCAAGCCGCGGCCCCGCAAATCGCAGCGGACGCGGAGGCGACGCAGCGCATTAAAGATATGGTTGCAGCCTCCGTCGCTCAAACAGCTGCGATGAACGAATCTGCCGGTGCGGTGCAAACCCTGACGACTGCCCAGGCTGGCGCGGCCCGCGTGACCGCGTCCTGGGCAGAGTCCCAGCGCCTGCAGGCGCAGAACATGGCGGGCGTTGCCGCGTCCATGCGCGTTCTTTCGGGCCAAACAACGGCACTCTCGGCGGATACCCAAAGGATTCTGAATCAATATGATCCTCTGGGCACGAAATTGCGCTCCCTGCAGTCCGACATGGCGATCCTACGTAAGGAGATGGGGAATAGTGTAGATCCTGCCGCCATGAAGGCGTTTCAGGGCTTGGAAGAGGAAATTGCGAAGACTCAGGCCTTGATGGCCAAAGCCGGCGTAGAGGGGTTCGGCGCAGTGGAGGGCGGAGCGAAAAAGAGCGCGTTTGCAACGGCGGGCGCGACACGCGAATTGATGGTTCTCGGTCACGAGATCGTGGCAGGGAACTTTTCGAAAATCCCCGGATCGCTCATGGTGCTCGCCGAACGAGTCGGCAGCTTCAGCACGTTGGCGTCGGAGGCTGCGGGTTTCATCGTCGGAATTGGCGGAGCCGCGGCATCTGCAGTGGCTCCGATGGCGCTTTTCGCGGCGGCTACTTATCAAGGGCGCCACGAGGTTGAGGAAATGAATAGGGCGATCGCCCTGACAAGCAACTATGCCGCGCAGACACGAGAGTCGATGAATTCGCTTGCTGAACAGGTAGGCGCAGCAGGGCAAATGACCGTCGGCACCGCCAAACAAATGGTGACGGCGCTCGTCGCATCCGGGCAAATTGGGGGCGAAGCGCTAACCAGTATTGCGATGCTGGCGGGGAATTATGCAAAGGCGACTGGGACAAGTATTGATGAAATCACTCCAAAACTCGTCCAACTGTTTAGCGATCCGAAGCAGGGGGCCGATGAGTTAAACAAGACAATGCATCTGTTGACAGCTGTCGAAGTCGACTACATCAAGCAGCTCGACAACAGCGGGCAGCATCAGCAAGCTCAGCTTCAATTGGCGCAGGAGCTGGCCGTTCACCTGGCGGCTCAGTCGAAAGAGGTCAGCGGCCTTACTTCATGGTGGCATGAGCTGACTAACGCAGCATCGACGTTCTGGCAAAAGGCGAAGGAGTACTACGCATCTGATGACGGTTATAAGACGCAGCTGAAGGCGGCCCAGGATACGTTGGCGCTCATGCTGAATGCTCCGATCGACATGACGAAGCAAATTGCGTCGCAAAAAGCCTACATCGCCAGTCTGATCGCCGGGCATGAGGCGGCGCAGGCAGCCGTCCAGCAGACTGCCGCCGCGGCGTCTGCCGAGGCCGACAAGCAGAAGGCAATAAATGCCGAGCTGGACAAGGGGCAACTTCGTCGCATCGAATTGCTCAAGCAGGAGAGGGCGCTACTCGACGGAGCGCCTAATACTGCTGCTGTCGCGCAGCGACGAATTGAGCTGGACAATCAGATCGAGTCCATCGAGCGCTCCATTGGGGCCGAAGGTCGACAACTGACTCAGCAGCAGATCACGGATCAGGAGCAACTGGCGCTACTGAAGCTGAAAGGCGCGGCGCAGGCCATCGACACCCAGTACAAGCTCGGCGCGCTCACGAAAGAGCAGTTCGACATGCAGATGACGAACAACGCTCTCGACGAAAACATGGAGAAGCAGCTTTTCGAGAGGCGCATGGCAAACGTTGCGGGCCTCACGACCGCGGAGCGCCGAGCGCATCTCGACAAGCTGAAGTTGCTGCAAGAGGAGCGGTCCCAGATCGAACAGAAGGGCGCCTCTTCTGTTGAAATCGATACAAAGTCTCAATACGACGCCATCATCAAAGCTGTGCATGACGCTGGAGTTGCGAGCATCACTAGTCTCGATCAGCAGATCGCTGCTCAGCGCGAACACAATGCCGAGATCGGAAAGACCAAGTCTCAGATCGAGCTTGCAAAGCAGGCGCAGGTAGACCTGGCAACGACTCAGCTTCAGAGTGATGCCGATTATCTGCGTGACGGCCTGGCCAAATGGCAGTTGGACGATCAATCGCGTGCAGCGTACCAAATCCGCCTGAACGACCTTGACGAGGAAATCGTGCGTCGTCGCACTATCGCCGGCCTGCTTGCTGACGGTGCCGTTCTTGAAGCAAATGCCAAGGCTGCAGCCGATGCGGCCGCATCATGGAAGCGCGCCGCCAACACCATCGAAAACGACCTGACGAACGCAATTTTGGATGGCGGAGGCAAAGGCTGGAAGAAGCTTGTACGCGATATGGAGATGGCGTTTGCCAAGATGGTTCTTCAACCGATTCTGGAGCCGGTTAGCGGAAGTCTTGCGACTTCGCTTTCGCCATTCATCGGCAACCAGACCATTGGTGCATCGGGCGGTACCAGCCTTACACTCGCCAGTGCGGCACAGGCGGCATCTAGCCTATACGGGACTGTAACGGGTGGCATGACCCTAGCGGGCGGACTTGGCTCTGGCTTTATGGGTAGCATCGCGGGCGGTCTGACCGGCGCCGGCGTGGGCTCGGGCCTTACCTCATCGATCGGACTGTCGATAGGCTCCAGCATTGCCGATGTCGTCGGACCGAGTATCGCGAGCTCAATCGCTACCGGAATGGGCGCGGTTGCTACCGCTTTACCTTGGGTCGGCGCGGCCGTCGCTGCGTACAGCTTGGGCAAGGCAGCCTTCGGGATGGGCCCGAAGCAGACGACGTCGATGGGGATCAGTGGCACCCTGTCCGATAGTGGCGTCACCGGCCAGAATTACACTGACTGGACAAAGAAGGGCGGTTGGTTCCGCAGCGACCAGCACGGCCAGGATACTACTGCACTAACCGACGTCCAGCAGAAGCAGCTCGTGCAGGGCTTCACGTCGCTCGAAACAGCGGCAAGCGGTTTCGCTGCCTCGCTTGGGCTGACGGCCGATTCCATCAAGGGTTACTCGAAGTCGTTCGATATCACTCTGACGGGCGACGCAACAAAGGATCAGCAGGCCATTACCGATTTCTTCACCGGCGTCGGAAATGAGATCGCTAGTAAGCTCGTCCCAAATCTCGCTGATTTCTCGAAAACGGGTGAGACGGCTGCTGCCACGCTGCAGCGCTTGGCCGGCGACTTCGCCTCCACCAATCAGATCGCGCAGCTGCTGGGTAAGTCGGCTGTCGATGTGTTCGGCTCGCTGGGGATGGGTTCAGCCGCGGCGCGCGAGCGCCTTATCGATCTGGCCGGCGGCGTGTCGACGTTGAGTCAGCAAGCGCAGTCGTATGCGCAGAACTATCTGACCAACGCTCAGAAACTGGTGCCGGTTACGAAGGCGGTCGACGCCGCCATGGCGAGCCTCGGCCTCTCGTCAGTGAAGACGATTGGTCAGTTCAAGGCCGCTGTGGACGACCTTGTCTCTTCCGGCGCGGTCATGACTGAGGCTGGGGCAAAAGAGTTTGCCGCCCTGATGGCGCTGAACGATTCGTTTCAGCAGGCTTACTCTGGCGGGAAAACGGCGGATCAGATCCTGCAGGAGCACCAGTCCCTGCAAGATCAACTTGACCAGTTGACGATGACGAGCACGCAACTGCTGGAAAAGCAGCGCGCCGCCCTGGATGCGTCGAACCAAGCGCTGTTTGACCAGGTCCACGCGTTGCAGGCGGTGAAGGATTCGGCTAACGGGCTTCTCGGCGACGTCGACAGCGCTTTCACGGTGCTGCAAAACGTCACCAAGATCACGACAGACGCGCTGACGGCACGAATCACTGCGGAGCAGGCCCTGTCGGCGGCGGTCAAGTCGACGCTGTCCAGCATGAAGTCGCAGACTGCCAGCCTTACGGACCGCGCTGCAGCTCAGGCGGAAATCAAGGCCGCTATCGCATCCGTCAAGGCCGGCGGCGCATTGCCCGATGCAGCAAGTCTGCAGGATGCCATGTCGCGGGTGTCGCAGGACGACTCGAACAAGTTCGCGACGTATCAGGACTATCTGAAAGACCTGTATGGCACGAAGAACGATCTGTCTACGCTCGGCGACTTGGCGGACAGTGCGCTGACGGTCGATCAGAAGCAACTCAAGTCGCTGAACGACATGCTTGCCGAGGCGCAGAAGCAGGTTGATCTGTTGAAAGGCATCGACACGACAGGCCTGACCATTGCCCAAGCGCTGGCGGGCTTCAAGACGGCGATCTTCGCTGCGCAAGCTAACCCTGTCAACGCCGCGACCTCGGCTGTCGGACAGGCCTATCACTCGGCACTCGGCCGCGCTCCCGATGCGGCAGGCTTGGCGTACTGGCAGCAGCAGGCAGCATCTGGCGTATCGATCGGTTCGATTACGAGCGCTATCGCGAGCTCGCCGGAAGCGACCATTCAGGGTATGTATCAGACTATGCTGCACCGTACTGCAGATGCGGCGGGCCTGAACTTCTGGCTCACGCAGATGAAGAACGGCGTGTCGTTGTCGGACATCGGGAACGCGATTGCGAGCAGTGGCGAGGCCGGCGGAAAGGTTCCAGGCTTTGCTACTGGCGGTGATTTCGCCGGCGGATGGCGCATCGTTGGCGAAAATGGTCCCGAGCTTGAGGCAACGGGCCCGGCACGCATATTCAATGCCAGCCAGACGTCAGCTCTGATGAGTCGCCTAACAAGCCCATCAAGCAACAACGATGCGCTTGTGGCTGAGGTGAAGGCGTTGCGCCAGGAAATCGTACAGCTCCGGACGCACAACAGCGCCGAGAACATCGCCCAGGTGAAGCAGTTGCAAACCACAGTCGATCTGCTCACACGAGTGATCTACGGCGGCGACTCCATCCAAACCAAAGCAGTGAGCTAAGCCGATGATGATAATCGACCCCGTCAC